CTGTCGCCCCGTTGTCGATATAGGTATCGTAGACAACGAAATCCGGCTTGTCCGCCAGGAAGTCATTCAGCACCAGCTTCTGGTTCTCCACGGAACAGCCGCGTTTCTTGTTATCTTCCACAGAAAGACGGATATACAGCGCCACATGCACATATAAGGACGGGGCCGGCATGGAAACCACCGCCTGTTTCCTGCTCTTTCTTGCCATTTAGCCCACCTTCCTTTCTTCATTATGCGCGGCAATCTGTTCCGCCAGGGAAACCGCTTTCTGGTATTCGTCCTGATAGTTAAATTCAATGTGCAGCTCGTCCTTGCCCATGACCCGTATGCTGCGGATAAGCTGCATGACCGCCCTGCGGTCAATATCCTCCATTGTGGAGAATTGCATGAAATGGTTGATCCAGCGGTTCCGCTCGCTGCGGTTCTCCAGTACGTCCGTCAGCTTTTCGTTCCACTCGGCGATTGCTTTCTGCAGCAGCTCAATATCCGCATTGTATTTCCGCTTATAAGAAAGAAATTCTTCTTTGGTAAGGATCCCGCTCACCAGGTTTTCATAGAGCTTGGCTTTGAAGCCTTCCGTCTGTGCCACACGTTTTTCATTTACCCTGATCTGCGCGGCGTATTCCTGGGCCAGCTCCCGGTTGATACGTTCCTGGCTGATACTGGACAGCAGAGCATCCAGGGAGGCGACATTCTCAATATGGCCTTTTAAGCTGTCCTGCACGCACTCGATCAGGTCAGATTCCTTTACCATGACAGAGGATGTGCAGCCGTTCTTTTTCCCGGTCGGGCAATAGTAATAATGGTATTCCTTATCCTTATAGCGGTTGGTCTTGCGGGTCATGCGGCAGCCGCAGCAGCCACAGATTAAAATGCCGGAGAACAGATATACTTTGTCTGACTTCGGGGAGGTCCGGGTGTCAATCCTGCGGAGCCGCTGCACCAGGTCAAAATCATGCTTCTGTATGATGGCTTCATGGGCGCCCTCTACCCGGATCCATTCAGAGGAAGGCTTATCCTCACGCTCTTTCAGTTTGAAGTGAGGCGTGGTCTGCTTTCCCTGAACCAGCGTTCCGGTATAGGTTTCATCCTGCAAGATACGGATAATAGTAGTAGCGGACCATTTACAGTCCTTGCGATCCGTATAGCCGCCTTTTGCATGTGGCATCCCATTGTTCCGCTTATATGCCAGCGGGGAGAGTACGCCCATCCAGTTCAGCTCGTCTGCGATATGGGAAGCGCTGAACCCCTCCAGACGCTTTCTGAAAATATCCCGCACCACATTGGCGGCATATTCGTCAACTTCCAGGCTCTTATGCTTATCACCGACTTTTATATAGCCGTAAATCGTAAAGGCTCCTACAAAATCGCCGCTGCGCCGTTTCACTTCCAGGGCGCTCCGGGTCTTGACGGAAATATCCCGGCAGTAAGCCTCGTTCATAATGTTTTTCACGGAAACCGTGAGGTCATCGGCAGCATCGTTTTCCGTGTCCACGTTATCGTTGATGGCGATAAAGCGCACACCGTAGGCCGGAAATACCCGGCGCATATAGCGGCCGGTCTCTATGTATTCACGTCCCAGGCGGGAGAGATCCTTGACAATTACACAGTTGGCCTCGCCCTGTTCAATCATACGCATCATTTCCTGAAATGCCGGGCGGTCAAAAAGGACACCGCTGTAACCGTCGTCAATCTTTTCTGCCACGACCTCAATCTCCGGGTGCCGGGCAATGTAATCATCGATCAGCCGCCGCTGGTTGGCGACGCTGTCGCTTTCCGTCGTCTTGTCATCGGTATAAGAAAGACGGATGTACTTGATTGCTTTGTAAACCTGCATAAAAAAACACTCCTTTCTTTGCGCAGAAAAATCCCCGCAATTCAAGAAGTGTGGCTGTGCCGTATTCAATTCCTTTTCCGATTCTTATTCTACCACGCCATTGCGGGAAAGTCAGCCCCTTTCCTGAAAAAAATCTGGCCTACCGCAGAATCCCTTTGATACATTCCTCCAGGGTGGCGCCTCCTGCTGCAAAGCTGGCCTGTACAGTAAAACGTCCGCATTTAAAGCGGTAGGGATCCTTGATCTGCCGTACAAATTCCGTGATCCGTTCCTCACGGGAAAGTTCCTTATTGACGGAAACTTCCCGGATGTCAACCAGTGCGCCGGTACCTCCGGCAGCAGTCATATTTTCCATGATACCAACTCCTTCCTGAAAATTTCTGATTATCAAAACCACATGAATAAGTCGGGCCTGCGCTCTTACAGTCACAGACCCGGCCCATTGTATCTGATTTCGATTAGCTGCCGTATTTGCCACGCCCCCCGGCAAGCCCTGAATAAACAGGGCGGGACTGTTACAGGCTGCGGATAGCGTCGCCGCATCATAGCCCCGCATACGCCGCCGCTTTGCCAAAGCAAGCAAACGCCGCAGGAACTCTCCCCAAGTCTTTAGGGAGCCGTGAGGAAGTACCATTATGATCTGTGCCGTCGTCGCGTCCGGCCTGCCACAGCCGGTTTCGTGGGTTGCGTTTATCGCTCGGACAGCCTGAATCCATCACCTCCTTAGGCTGCCTGTCACCGCGCCGCCCCATTGCCGCTCGGAACACAGAATGAAGTACCTGTAACAGCGTGTATTCGGTTGTCAAGGAGCAAGCGAGGGGCGTGGCAGTTATGACAGTTTTTCAGTTGGGGCGGGCGGCTGCATGTGCGCCGCCACACCCGCCAGGCTTGTCCCGCCGAATTATGTCCCTCTACTATACATTTCATTTTCGGGGGCAAAGTTGCCGTCTGTCAGGATATTTCTTTCAGAAATTTTTCCAGACTCCGCAGACCGGCATTGATAGAGCGGGTGATTCTGCTCTTATGAGTGCCTTCCGCTTTTGCAATTTCCGACTTGCTCATACCGAGAAAAAAGTGTGCGTAAATCCGGTTCCGCTGTTTTTCAGGCAGAGAGGCAAGCGCCTGATATAGCCGGGCATTTTCCTCTTTTTGTTCCAGAATTTCAGCCGGCGTCAGGACGATCACCAGCGCATCACGTTCCACACTGGCATCGTAGTCCAGAGAAAAATA